ACGATCGCCCCAGGATATTCTCCTTGAAGTTGCTCTGCTAGTTCTTGTGTTGTTGGAAGTCTCAAGGATTCTTTTCTTTCGATTTTCATTCTATAAATGCTTCCCATCCAAACTACATCTGCAATGTATTGGTTTTGTTCATCAACTTTTTGTTGAACAGGATCTCCGCCTACGTTGAGAGTTCCATTAAAGTCACCATGAATAGTGACGCTTTCTGACATGAATTGTTGAAATGTTTTCATATCAGCAGTTCCAAGCTCTTAATGACTTATTTATTCTGCTATCTGGATCACTAGCAGTTTTGGAAGAAGTAAGTTTTTTCTTCATGCCTTTCATTCTAGCGCAAAATGATGCCCTTCTGGGATTTCCAACCTTCTTGCTTGGTGCCTTAAGGTCAGATCCTGGATTTTCTCTCTCGTAAGACTTGCGTCCTTTTTCGTTGAGTCCACCCGACTTTGCCTTTCCTTCTTTTCTTGTCCATGCTGCTGATTCAACATGGAGGTATGATTGTCCTGGTTCATATTCAGAGACGTTAAAAGTTAGTACTTTTGCGCCAGGATACACCTTGTTGATCTGATCTTGTACATCAGATCTTGTTGGTAATGATGTTTGGGGGAAGAACATTTTCAACATCAGAGAGGTACTTCTGAACCTGAAAATAACATTTACCAAATTGCCAGTTTTTGCTGGCATTCTTACTGCTTCATTTACTTCATCTGGACATGCATCCATTCCATGAATAGGGCATTCTTTGCCTCTCTTGGTATGAACACATTCTGCCTCTTCTTTTTTGACACAGTTTGGATATCTCTTACCAAACATGGTCTTCATACCTTTCTTTTCATATCCTTTCCAACATTTCTCATCAAGCTCTAATTCTTCCTTTTTAGTGCTGTTACCCCAATTGGCAGCACCTTTCTTGCGGCATTTGACCAGTGCTCCTGACGCATATGCACTGGGCCAAACTTTGTAGCGTGACTTGACTTTATGGTAGCAAGCGTCTTTCTCTCCTGCTGCTTCCTCAATGTCAATTTCGTCACCTACTTCAACATTATTTTCTGCGAACCATCCACGGTTTACTTCCAATGCACACAGCACTTCACCTTCTGAAGATACTGGGGTTTCGTCAAATGGTTCTAATTGTTTGATGCTTTCAATAGTTCCATCCTCTCTGATGAAAGCAATATCCAGAGGGATTTTAGTTTCTTTCATATAGAAAGATTGTTCTGCTACTTCATCAAAGATGAAGAGCATACCACTGTTTTGATCCAAACTTTCGCGGAACATTAACCCAAGATTGAAATCTCTAATATTGTTTGGAATTTCAATTTGGAGTGGCAGAGTTACAAAGTCTGCAACTTCAGATACTGATCTCATTTGAGTTTCCTCTGTCTTAACGTTAATTGCCTTTCCGCTTCTTTCTGGATTTGGATCCTGACGATTCTTACGACGAAATGCTCTTTGCTCCTCATCTTTGGAGAGAGCACGCTTCATCTTGCTTGAACCACATTTTGGTTTTGTTGTTTGTCCAGGTTGCTTTGCACAGGGTTTTCCTGCATACTTGCCACCTAACTGAACCCAACCAGGTTTGCCGTCAGAAGACTTACTTTTGCTAAACCAGTCATGCAGAGAAGAATCTCCACTTTTACTTGCCTCATCAATTGAAGCACCATTCTCTTTACGAAGCATACCTTGAGGGTCAACCATAAATCCTTTGGGGATAGGTTTACACTCTTTGTTGGTATAGCAGTAGTATTGTCCTTCTGGACAACGACCATTTTTTGCTTCATTCATTTCACCGCTATCAACATAGTCAGCAGCGGAATCTAAATAATCTGCTGCTTTGGTGATTTTTGATTGCACCCAAGCTTCAAGTTCACCTTCACCTTTCATTTTTGAGCGAAGTCTTTTAGCAGCACTCATTACCGTAGCAAGTTGTGCTCTTGCCATAGAATATTCGTGGTCTTTCTTTTCGCTCATCACTCAACTGGTTTAGATTTAGTTTGTTCACCTTTTGCTCTTTTTGCTCTTCCGGCACAATGTGCTTTCTGAGAAAACCCTTTCGGATTAGAACAATCAATACTCTTTTTATATTTATTAGACCACTCTTCTTGAAACTCTTTGAATGTTTTCATAATCCTATGATTGTTAGTGGATCAGTCAATGTAGTCACAGAAGCAATTCCAGATGAGATTACAACACTGCTTCTTGTTTGGAAATTAATAGTATTTGCAGTTCCTACAGAAGTTCCACCACTATTGACTCCCACAACTTGATTATTAACCCACGTCTGGACTCCAACGGTACTGCTGGACAAAACATACCCATCTGCAGGGGGTTTTTTAATGTTTCTTTGACTAATGAGTTTAGGCATTAGTTAGCAGTCTCCAAAATACTGAGTATTAATTTAAGTGTATTGTCAGCACTACCACTAATCTTAATTGAGTCACTTGTTTCCAGAACTAACTTTCCATCAAGAGGAATGAAAGCATCATTTACTGGAACAGTTGCCTGTTTGATAATTTCAGTTGTAGTTGAACTTCTTACATGTGACATTGTTACTGTCGCATCTGAAGCTCCATAATTTGTTACGTGAGCATACAAAACAATTGCTGTATATCCAGTTGGAGCAGTGTATGCTGTTTGATCTCCAGTTGTGATTTCTAAAGTTTCTGTTTGAAACCTATTGAGTGCTAGTTGTGCCATATTAACTGAGTGCTAAGATAAAGGGTGTCATTTCTGAGAATAAACTCTTAGTGAAGGCTCTTCCACTAATCGTACCAGTATTTTGATTGATTTGTAATTCGTCACCTATTCTAAAGTTACCAGCTTGGTCTGTGCTGGTATAAACAACTCTTCCGCCATTAGTGGTTGAAACTTCATTTGCTTGAATTGTAACTCCACCTCGTTTAGGAGTTGCGGAAGTAATGTCGTTACCCGATCCAACATATTCAAAAGTATGTGAACTAGCAACAATTCTGCTTACTTGATGGAAGTATGCAGTTGAACCAACTCCAACAGTATTAATTAGATTTTCATCTAATGTCAAAGTAGTAATTCCAGCGGTGACTGGAGTTGAACTATTTATTGTATAGTATATCGGTGACATACTCGCTGTTGCTGTAGCATTATTTGAACCAACATTTGGACTACCGATTGTAATTGTTGGTGCTGATTCATACTGACTTCCACTGCTAATAATTGTGATTTCGGAAACAGATCCATTTTCTATTGTTGCAAAAGCAGTTGCAGTTTCTCCATTTGGACCAGTTGGGGCATCAATGGTCACTGATGGAGTAGATGTATAACCCGTTCCTCCTGCTGATACTGCAATCGTGTCAACTGATTGATATAACTTGTCAAAGTAAACCAATTGACCATCATAAGGTCTAGTAGTCGTTGTAATTGCAACAATTACATTATCTTGAGATGCAGCAGCGGAGGAAGTTACAATTCCAGAGAACTGGAGATCACTTACACCATCTGAAACAAGTCCAAAAGTACCAAAACTTGAATTACTATTTGTGAGATCTGCTTGTCCACCTTTATGGCAACTAATTGCTTCATTGCAGCAAATAGTAAATACTGAAACTAATTGAGCAAATCCTTGATTCGTAATTGCAACCCCAACTCCACCTTGATTGTACTGAGTATAACTATCACAAACTATTGACTTGAGACCTTCTGCTTGAGCACCATCAACTCTTAAACCAGTTCCAGTTGTTGTGTTACTGGTACAGTTTTGGATGTATGGACTTTCCCATTTTCCACCACCAATATTTGCCGCAAGTTCAGTTGTTGGGAAACCAATTGCAGCAGAAGGAGCAATATGATTGGTAAAGGTCATATTTGCAATATAACATCCCTTTCTTACGTGGAAGATGTCCTTAGTTGCTGTATTTGGTGTAACTGTTACTGTTTTAAGGTCGTCTCCAACTACTGAAACAAAAGCAGGAACTTCAATTGGATTGTTTTCTGCATAGTTACCAGCAAGAACTTTAATAATTGTTCCAGTGGTTGCAATTCCAACAGCAGATGCAATCGTTAGTTTTGCATTATCAATTGATGTTCCATTATGCAAATCATTTCCATCTTTTGCAACATATAGAACATTAGGCGCAGAGTTAATACCAAGAGCATTTCCACTAATAGTTACATTATCACCAATGATAATATTTGAATTGGTGATAGTAACAATACCAGATGTGACTGTATTGTTGTCACCATCAATAGTGACTGATCCTCTACCAACTGTCAGGATGCCAAGAACCCTAGCATTACCATCAACCAAGAGTGCAGTTGTTCCAACACCGACGGTTACAGTTCCAATACCATTAGAAGAACCAAGTGTTGTAATTCCAGTAACCGATAGATCACTTATTGTGACTTGATTGTTAAATATTGCTGGTGTATCTGTAACAATATTATCGGTAGATGCAACTCCTGTCAGTCCAGAACCATCTCCACTAAAAGTTGTTGCAGTGATAACTCCCGTAGCATTTATTCCAGTACCATTAAGAGTTATTGCTGTACCAACAATTGTAGTTGAAAGAGTTGAGATTCCTGTTACTGATAATCCACCACCAACTTGTATATCAGATCTTGCTGTAATAACGCCAATAGAATCAACATTGGTTACGTCATCATAAGAAATTGTTCCTGCAACTGAGATATTACCAGTAAATTCCGCATCACCCTGAACAAATAGAGTGACGCCAGATTTTGCTGTTGTAGTTCCGATTCCAATGCTTTTGATAGTATGAATACCAACGGAATCAATTCCCCAAGTTCCACCAGCACCAGTATTTCCAGAAATGCTGATATCAACAACATCACCATTTACCTTAAACGTATTTCCAAGACCAATAAAGTTAAGAGTTTTTACTCCCTCTTTGATTAAACTTCCAGCAGATTGGATTCCAATATTTCCGATTGCCGTACTTGCAATACCAACCCACTTTGTTCCGTTGTAAATTAGGAGTTTATTAGTTCCTATTCCGGCATCAAAAGTAACATCATCAAGATCTTTGATAAATCCTGCACCACCTCCACCAATGGTAGAAATCTGTTGTTGGATTCTATTGATGAACAATCTGTAATGACCTGCAAGATCATCAAGAGTGGCAAATTTTTGATCCATTGGAGTTAATGGATCTGGTTGTTTACCAACAGATTCTTTTTCGCTAGGTGGTTCGTTTAATAAACCCTCTTGTAATTCCTTTTGCTCAGACTTAATTAACTTTACAAGATTAAAAAGTTCTTTAATATCAGTCTTTACATTTTTAATATCATCATCATAATATTTGACTTCAGGCAATTCTGAAATTTCTGTTTTCAGATCACTGAAGTACTTGAGAAGAAGTTCGTCAGTTTTTACACTTTCGTCAGTCGCTTCCTTAAGTTCTTTCTTAATATTTTGTTTGAGTAAATTATATTCACCAAGTATTTGCTTCTTTAATTTTCTATCATCATCCTTAAATTCTTTATGGTGACCCCACATTCGCATTGAGGTCTCTTTAATTTCTTTCCAAATTTTTTCTTTTTCAGCATCAAATCTAGTGTTGATACTTTCTCTTAGTTGATTTAAATCGGTTCTAGTTTCAAATTCTTTTTTATCAAAATGTTCTGCAATCTGATCAAGGTCATACTCAACCTTACCTCTTAGACCTTCAACTGCATCATGAACTTTGACAAAATCATCGTCAATGACACTAAATGTTTTTCCAATCCAAGAAAAATCAGGAACTTCGTTTACTTCATTGACCCATTTTGGAAATACTGGGATTTCACTTCTTACCTTTTCAATATCTTCCTTAAGTGCTTGAAGATCCTCTTCATAGTACTTTGGTTCTGGAAGTTCGCTGACATTTTGGTTAATTGAATCTAATCTGTTTTCGATAGATTCAATTTGCTCATCATAATATTTTACTTCAGGAAGATCCGAAACAAACTTTGAAAGGTTCTCCTTAACACTATCAATTTGTTCGCAGATAGCTTCAATCTCTGCTTCGTAATATCTTACTTCAGGTACTTCTGGAATATCTTCTCTTACCCGAGCAATTTCTTCTACTAACTGCTCAAGTTCTTTGTCGTAATACTTTATTTCTGGAATGTCAGGTATCTCTTCTCTGACATTGTTGATTAAACGTAAAAGTTCTGGCCAAGGAGGAACTATATCTTCTATTTCTGCAAAAGGTTCACCATTTAAATCTTCAATGGTTTGAGTTTCTTCTACTAACTCTTCCTTCTCAATAAAATCTTCCGCAGAAGGTAAGTTCTCATTTACCTCTTCTGCAAGATAATCATTAATTGATGGTAATTCACTATTATCTTCAGAAAAATCATTTACTGAAGGCAAATCCTTTTTTGACATCGTATTAGTATCTTTTGTACTTCGGGATTTCTCTCCCTCTGTTTATTTATCCTGTTCCTTCATTCCAGTTTGCTTTAATAACTTTGTCAGGTCTGCCGTTGATCCAACGAACAATGCATTCGTTACATTAGTTGGACCTTTTGATCTTTCCTCTTCTACGTCTTTTAATTTTTTCTGCAAGTCCATTAATTTATCTGTCGCATCAGCAACATTTTTAATTAGTTGTCCTGCAACTTCATATGCTCTAGGCATTTCACTTTCTTGAGCCAGTTCAAGAATACCATTTATTGCTTCTTGTCCCTTTTCAATGATTGAATATAAATTACCTCTAGTATATTCGTAATCTTTTTGAATGTCCTCAGAACCCGATTTGACTTTTTCAATCTTTTTTTCGATATCATTAGATTTAATCTCCACCTCAATTTCTGATGCTTCAACATCAAAGGTTTTATTTAATTCATTAAATTTATCTTTCATAATCAAGAAATCGTACCACTAAATCCAAAGTCATCTCCGAGTTCAATCAGACTATTGTCTGTAGAGGTTATTTTCTTAATCGCAGATCCTCTTACATGATCTCCAGCCGTAGATCCATCTTGACCTCTCTTAACTGTCAATTTATTTCCAGTTATTGTCTTGATGAACATTTCCTCACCATCAACATCAATGTATGTGGATTCACTTAATCCGCTAGCATCGTCCACTTCAAGAACTCTTGTGGTTGCTGTGATGTCAATAGAAAGGTTGGTTGCAACATCATCATCATAATCTTTAAGTGCTCTTGGAGTAACAGCATAAGAAAGATCTCTTGTTGCGTTGCTTGTATCTGTGCCTTGAATATAACTGAGACGTACATTTTTGATAATGTCTCTGGAAGCACTGGATACTGGTCCAAAAAGATATGTTTTTGCTGTGAATCTTAAAGTATACAAAAGAACTCTTCTTGTAGAAAAATCACCCTCATAATCATCTTGAAAAGTAATGTTCTCCAAAACAATAGGAACATCTCTTTTTTCCTTTAATGATTCTACAAGTTCTATTGTTAAATTATACGCTGGTTGGAAGTAAGGTAAAATTTGTTCTACAATTTGCAAAGCATCATCATTTAACTTGCACATGATGCTCAGTTCAAATTGCATGTTGTAGGGAACTGGCATGTAAGCCTTTTTAGTTTCAGTCCCATCATCTGGGTCTTTTACGATGAATGTTTGAGTGGTGCTTACCTTTCTCTGTGGATCATAGGTTAAACCAGTAAACTCAAACGACATTCTTGGAAGAGTAATCGCAGTTGACTTATTCAAGTCTGCTTGCTGTTCAATTCTTGCCAGAAACTTTTGAGTTGGACCATATGCCAAAGGAACTCTAATCTCAGATCCTTCCTGCTTAATAGTAATTGAATTAAACAAAGTTCCGAAGGAGATAATCGTCCTTCTTAAAATTTCGTTATAAAAATATTCAAACATTGTGTAGTTCCTTTGACATTAACTAGTAGCCTTAAAATTTATTTAGGGCATACCAAATGGATTTCTTTCTGTAAAATCTATAATTGAATCTGCTTCGGACTCAATATTAAAGTTATCCGCAAATTCATCATCAATTGGATCAAGAGTAACTACTCTCAATACACGAGATGCTGCTGAAGTTCCACCAACAATTCTTTCTCCTTCAACAAAGGTTCCAGAAATGGATGCAATCTTAAGTTGATTCGTTACAGAATTCCAAACTCTTACTCTTGCAGTTGCTCCACTGATTGATCCAGTTACAATTTCATTGAATGCATAATCTCCTGTAGAATCAAGAGATGGTGAAGAGATTGAAATCGTAGGAGCAAAACTATATCCAAGACCAGCGTTTGTAAGTCTGATAGCAGTGATTGTTCCTGCAGTGCTTACTACAGCAGTTGCAGCAGCAGAAACTGTTGTTACACCAGGTAAGAATATTTCATTTGTAAATGTAATAGTTGGAGTTGTGGTGAATCCAGCACCACCATCTGTGACTGTTATAATGCCAACAACACCATCACCAATGTACGCTGTAGCTGCCGCTCCAGACCCGCTAGCACTGATGAATCTTACATTTGGTGCCTGAGTATACCCTGCACCTGGATTAATGATATCAACCCTCTGAACGGACTCTGACGCGGCATTAACGTTGTCTGTACAAGCAACAATGCCACTAATCATAGAAGCAGAAGCAACACCAGTAATACCTCCAGATGGTGCAGAAGATATTGCAACTCTAGGTGCTCCAATATAACCACCACCTCTGTTTACCAAACTAATCAGTCTGATACCACCAGAAGTTATAATTCCAGCAGTCGCTGCCGCAGTTGCACCAGTTCCAACTAGAGTGAGAGTTTGTGTTGGACCAAGAATTGTAGAGAGACCATCTTCGGTTGATCCATCAAGTTCATTACCAACCAACGTATCATCAATTTCATCAATTCCAGTGTCAATGACTTCATCTTCATATCTGAAGAGTTCGCATTTCAGTTGATAAACATAATTTTTTTGTAGTTGATAAAATGGTTTTTCGTGCTCAACAAATTTAATTTCAAAGAGTCTATCGCCAAGTGGAAAATAAATAAGATCTCCTTCTTTTGGTCTTGTTGATAGTTTTATGTTTGCTTCATTCTTAATTAATGGTGAAATATAATTTTCAAATCTTTCTTTAGAAATTATCAAACTTATTTCATTTGATGCTTGAATTCCAAATTTTGAAAGAATGTTTACGTTGTCTCCATATCCTTCAAAGTTATCAATGTATGCCTCAATGGGATATGCATCATCAAAAACAGACTGAACAACTTCTCTAAGTATTGTTTTTTCAGTTATATACTTTCTTGGAAGATAATGAACATCAACACCATACATCCTCAACTGCTCGTTGATTAGATCTTGGACTAAACTTTGCTCAGATCTTGAACCCTGTTGAAAAAATGGATTGAGCATAATTTTAACCGATCATGTCTAAAGGTGGAAGTTCGTATGTATTTGACATCTGCTCCCTGATTAAATCAAGTTCTTTTTGTGCATCATCATAAAGTTGTCTTCCGTTCAATTCAACTCCACCGGGAAGTTTAACACCCTGAAACTTGATCAGATTTTGACCCCATTGCCTCTTCATTAAAGCGGTCAAATACCTCTTTAAGAAACTATCATTATATACTCTAGTATAATCATTTGGATTCAGTGCTCTGTGGCAATCTATGATAATATAATCGCCTACAGTAGCACTTCCCCAGTCAATATCCAAATATAGTCTGTCTTGTCTTTGATTAAATCTAACTTGCTTTTCTGTTGTCAACAAAAAATCAATGTCTGAAAGATATGTTTTAGTCATTGCATAAGTTAAGATCTCAGTTGATCCCCAATAGTAAATATCGTTCAGGAATAACTGATATTTAACACTAAACATATTATTTGTTGTAGTGTTTGATCCATCAAAGCGAAATATTTTATTGATACCAATTACTTCTGGTGGTATCTGTAAATAATTGCTGTTTTCGTTATATGTAAAGGTAACTGCAGTTCCTACAATTGTTGATGTTGCAGTTGTTGTTCCAATTCCTGCAGTGGGATTGTTACCAGCAGGAGCTCTTCCCCTATCAATGTCTCCCTGTGTTATTTGATATTTAAGATATACTTGCGATACTCCATCAAAATGTCTCTCTTGGAAATACTGAATAGCATCATCAACAAGATCTTCTACTTGCTCATCAGCAATATTAATTTCCAAGACAGGTGCTCCCAACTGCCTTTTGCAATAATTTACCAGTTCTTGCCTTGTAGATGGTTGAGCCATTTATCGTTCTGTTCCTTAGTAATATTTATGGTGCAGATGAAATACCAGGAATAACCATAATATTTCCATTCACAATATTATAAACAGTTGAACCAGAACTTACTAAAACGTTATAAACATATCTCCCCTCAGACAAACTTCTTGTGTCTGTTGATCCTAGAGAAACTTTAAATACTCCTCCCGCAGCACTAGTAAATCCAACATTAAATGTTGCTGCAGGATAAGAAGAAGATCCGATTGAAACGCTCTTTGCCATTTGAGCAGATCCTGTCCAATCGGTAAAATTAAAAGCAGAACTTGCTGTGCTGACAACTGTAAACTGAGTAGAAAAGTCCGAACCAGTATTAATTGTCAAATTGCGAGCTACAGGTACTCCTGCATCGGGATCAAATGTTATATTTTGACTAGCCATTTGGTATACCTATAACTTGCATTGTTTCTTGTTGTTTATAATAAAGTTTACAAAAACACTTTGCAATGTTTCTAAGTGAATCATAATCATTACAATTATCTATCTCAGAAGCAAGTTGAGTATATGCAAAACTCTTTGCTAAGTTTGTGAGTTCTATTTTATTTGGATCCATTTAATAACTCCCTTAGTAACGATTTGATTTCATTAATGTCATCTTTCATACTAGCAACTTCTTCCTCAATAGATTGTACTTTTTGAGACTTTTCAACTTTCACGGAACGTCTTGCAAGATATTGCTCATATTCTAATTTATTCACATTCACGATTGAATTTGTGTTCGGATCTCTTGCGAGATCCGAATGTCCATCTATATTGTACATATCAAGCAAGTGCGATTACTCTGAGATCCTTCACTCTAGGAACAAAGACTTGATTTGTTCCAGTCAACAGAATCTTAATTCTGTAATTTCTAAATGCTGGTAAATCGTCAGCAGTAAAGGTATAGTCTCGGTATTCAATGCTGCTGCTATCAAATCCATATGCGTTTGTTTTTGGAATCAAAGCATCAGGACTTCCATCATTATTCTCGGGTGCGATTACTTGCCCCTTTGTATTGAGGTTTGCGTATCCTGGGAATGGAATATAAATTGGATCAAATCCCTGTTGATCACTAATCGCATAGAACACTCTGATATCAGATGTGCTGTTAATGTGAGCATTCAGAAGAACTTTGAGTGAGGTTGCAGAATTTTCCAGAACAATTTCTTTGGAAAGATATTGACAAGCAGTTGGATCACTTTGAATTGTATTTACTCTGTTGTCCGTAGCATAGTTTGTGATGACACTATTCAGTCTGTTTGATGTAAGGATAGCACTAACTCTTTGTGCGTCAACTACAGGAGAAATTCTTGTATCAGTTGTATCCAACTGAACTCTCAAATTCAGAGACTTACTTCCTGGAATAGTAGTAAGATTATTCTCTGCATTAATCTTGGAGTAAATTGCTCTAGGAGTATCAAGATAATTAATTTCACCAATAGTTGCAGTCTCAAATCCTTTGTCAATGTATGGTATTTCAGTTCCACTGAGACTACTTGATGAAGTTGTTCTCACTTGAGCACTGATTGTAGTTCCAGGAACAGTAACGTTCTGTACAATTGGTGTTATGATTTCAAATGGTATATTTTGAGTTGCTTTAATCTTATAACCACCAGTTGATTTAGTTTGATTGAGATAGAGAACTGGATATCCACCACCATCAGTTCTGGCAGTTCCAGTCGCTGAAGACATATCAAGATTAATATTATAAGAGTCAAAGGAAATTGGATTGCTTACAGAAACACTGGACAAGTCATGTGAAGTGTTTATTCTCTTGAGAGAAACTCCACCAAGTTCATATTTGTAAACTGGGGTTCCAACAGGATAAGTGATTTGGTTGGTTCCTCTTACAATGTCACCCCCGATTGTATTTCCAGAAACTGAGGTGTATTCAATAATCTCATCGCCAATTTGAAGGTAACCAACGTTTGTAGTTCCGACTCCAACATTTTCAAATGCAGAGAAGCTAGAAGCACTATCAACCTCAATATCTGCTACAGATCCAATTTCATATGTTGCAGTAAGTTTTGTTGGTCTTATGTCACTTTGAGCTCCAGATATTTCAACTCTATTGTTGTTGAAATACATTCCATGATTTTTATGATTAACTTTAATGTGACGACCATCATTGATAACATTAATTGATGTTGGAACTACGTTTCCACCAAATGAATGATTCAGGGTTGTAGTTACTCCCAAACTATTGGTGTACTGCATTGTAAATCCAGCACCAGTAGTGAAGTTTCCTTGAACATTGTCCAGGATAAACTCATTTGTGCTTGCAATTGAGACAAGAGAGAGTCTCATATTTGAACCCAAAGAGTTGATTCCTATCGTGCTAACTCCAACAACATCACCAATACTATAACCAGTTCCACCAGCAAGAATCGTAGCACCAATAGCAACACCATTGGAGATGGTGACATCTGCTGTTGCACCTCTTCCACTTCCAGTAACTGTAACAAGATTGACTCCACTAAATGTTAGTGATCCACTTCCAGGAGTATAACCAATACCAGAGTTGATTACGTTCAGAGTTCCAGTTGCGATTCCCGCAGTCTTTGTAAGATTACCAGTTGCATTAGTACCAAGTTGAGAAACTGTATTTCCGAACTCAATTGTATCTTGTAAAGTTGATCCTAAACCAACTCTAATTTGTCTTGAATTTAATACCAGTGAGTTGGGTTGCAGAGTTGGAACTTGTGCATTACCAGAACTTAATTCTGGGTTGTAAAATTCAACACTT